ACAGCATCCATCATGTCATTCGCTTTATTCTCATAGTGCTTTCTCCTAGCGTTTACCTTTCCTGCTGGCATTTTAGCCAAAGCTAAGTCTCCACGACAGACTGTACCAAGGTATCGGCCTTCATCCCTTACGAAGGATGTAACAGCCATTTCAGGAACTTCATCAGGAGTTACGAAGACCCATCCTGCTTGTTGTTTCTTACCAACATTTGTGATGTCATCTTGACCTTTTAACGATATACGTATCCAACGAAGGGCCATGCCTTCATTATCAAAACGTGCTTGTACCACATCTGGTATGGAGAGGGCATCGGGTTCCTCAAAGGTCCATTCTTCTTCTCTTGTATTCTGTTCTCTTAAACTGTCACTACGTTGTTCATTTCGTGTTGTATTCATTTTGTTCTCCCACGCTACTTATTATAAACATCTGTATACTCACCATCAGCTTTTGTTACTTTAAGCTTCTGGGCAGCATATGTTTCAAGGGGTATATTCCATTTCTCAGCTAATCTCATATCTTCTTGTGTGAGTTTAACTTTTCCTTTAGAACTTGGGGAGGAGCGAGAACTCCCCGATACCACTTGAGCAGGACTTGACGTAGTTTCCTGCACACGTTCTTCAGCTTCTCCAAATTTATGTGGAAAAGCAACTTTAATTCTGTTAGTAACCTCTTGATAAAATTCATTATCGTTTGGATTATAACCTTCTTCTTTTAATTCTGCATCTATAGCAAGTGCTGCAGCAGTCATAATATTATCTTTACCAAACCAATCATTAGATGATGCCCATTCTTCTGCTTTAGGGTCAGTCACAGGTTGTTGGGGTTGTACTACTTGTTGTTGCCTTGGCTGCTGTACTGCTTGTTGTTCCCTTTTTTCATAATTTATTTTTGCTGATGTAACAGCTTTTAAATCATTCTGTGCTTCATTAAGCATTTCTTGTGCAGTAAGAAGTTTTTCTTTCTCACCTTCTTCAAATGCGTCAAGATATGCTGCTCTGGCTAATTGAATTTTATCTTCTAACTGTTTTTCTGAAGCATTAAGACTAACCTTATTAATCTCATTAACTTCATAATGTTTAGCATTTAACCTTTTAGTTAGTTCTTCATTATGCCTTTGAAGCAAAGCTACTTGTTCTTCACGTTCTTTACGTTGTTTAACAAGTTGCCTAATTCTTTTCTGCGCTCCTGAAGTCTCTATACCTTCAAGTTCTTGAGGTTCTTCTTGAGCTTCAACCTTTTCTTCTTTAACTTCAGGTTCTGGTTGTGCTGCTTCTACAACCTTTTCTTCAACTTCATATTCTACTTTATCTTCATTATTTGGGATTTCTACAGTTTCCCAACTGTCGTCTTTTGCCATTCTTTTTACCTCGTTGTTTACGAAACAAACGTATTACGTAAATATTAATTACTATACTATTATATCATACTTTCAATGTTTTTGCAAATCAAGCTGATCCTTTTCCTAAGTTAAATGTAGGATCAAGGTCTTTAGGATCATCTACTTTCATTATAATTTGATCATCAAAAAGTAATATTAATCTAACACCTTGATAAAAAAGCTTTGTACCAGCATGTTTACCATAACATATATAGTCATCGACATTACACCAAGGACCATTAGGAAATTTATCAGTATCTTTATAGGCTAGATCACCCAAAGCAATTACTTGTCCAACTGTTGTTAGATAACTAATATCATCTTTGGTAGAATCTGGTATAAATATACCACCTTTTGTTTTACTCTTTACTGATACTGGTTGCACTAGAACGTGAAAACCAGGTAATACTGGTAAATTCTTTAACTCTAAATCTTCTGCATCAATCCACTCATCGTTTTTCAACGCATTACCCATCTGCACCTGTCTCATTTAATCCTCTTCATATATCCTTTTTTTAATAATCTCAGTTAAATTATTCCTTGCCCATTCCAAACCTTGTATTGAACCAACAACTTGTCTGTAATGTGCGTAGTCTTCAGCAGAACCATCTCCTAGTGAAGTCTTTAATCTTTCAATTTCACTATTGAAGCCCTGCACGACTTCATCCCAAATATCCATTGGAACTAAATAGTAGCTTTCTTAGTACCTTTTTTAGGTTTTGGCATTTCATAAGAAAAATCATCCCACTCATTGAGTGCGCTTCTCATACTACGACCACCCCAAACATCTTTTTTAAATGGATCACCATAAGTTTTAGATGTATTCTTGACATGATCAGGATAACCTTTACCCTTTTTCATCATTAGTCTTCTCCTTTTTTCATTTCTTCAACTGCCAAACGTGACAGAGTATTAAGTTTAGTATCTTCTATATCTTTATCGTCTTTCATTTCTTCAATCTTAATCTTAGCAAGATTATCCATTGCTGTTATTTCTTTCTTGGATTCTCTATCAGCTTCAGCTTTCTCACGTTTAAACTTATCAGCAGCACCAGATTCAAGCATATCAAGTATTTGTTCATTCTCTTCAAGTTCAAGTTTCTTTGTCTTGAGTTCAAGTTCAGCAGCCGTAACAGCCGTATCAGATTGTAGTTTCTGTTGCTGCAACTTAACCTTCTCTTGCTCAAGCATGACAAGCTGTTGTTCTGGTGTTGGTGGTTGTGGCTGTTGATTGGCTTGCATAACTTGTTGTGCAGCCTCTGCCATAGCCATTTCAATAACAGAAGGTTGGCCTTGTTGTTCTGCTGGTACTTGTTGCATCATCTGTTCTGTAACACCACTCATCTGCTCTTGATACTTCAGTACAGAGTGTTCTTGTATATTAGATTCAAGTACAGGTTTAATTCTTTGCATAATAGGATTAGCACCATTAGCAGGGTCTTGAAGATAAGCCATCTTTACCTGTATATGAGCATCATGGTTCTGTGCAGGAAAAGCTGCAATAGGTAAACCTTTAGTTACTGCCATGATATCAGATACAGGATCAAGTGGTTGTGGCTCAATCTTGGGTGGTAGTATCTGTTCTAGGTTAGGCATGTTGGCTGCATTAAGAATAGTCCTATTGAGTTCCTCAATGTTAAACATACCTGGTGGAGATTGCTGTGCCATTTGCAGAGCCATGTTTGCCAACATCATACGATGAGCATTGCTTGGAATATTAGGATCAGATACAGGTATAATATCTATACGTCCATCAAAGTCAGCTTTAAATATACTTCTATCTTCAAAAGGTACTTCATATGGATATTCTTCTGGTAGATAGTCATGATCTATCTTTGCCAGTATTCTAAACTCATCTCTTTGTGACTTATGTAATCTTTTATGAATTGCAGAGAAAAACTTACTTGAAGCTTCTAGCAATGCCATTGTTGTTCCAACGGGTCCATAGGAGGCAGCATCAGAGATAACTTGCTCAGTACTGTCTGCAAACTTCTGACCAGCAGCAGTTACAAACCCAAGCATCTGGAAGAGCGTTTGGGAAGGCTCTTTATAGGGCAGGGGAACTATAGCCCTAGACAAATCAATACCAGTTGCTTCGACCTCCTTGAACTCGCCAGGAGCGATTGGTTCATTATCACCAACCATCCTCACTCCCTTTGCCTTAAATCCTCCTGGTAAATTAGCGAACTGTCCAGCGTCTATGAGGGAGCGCATCGCAGCAGTTGCTGACATGGTGAGATTACCAAGAAAGTGGATAAGGCCCAATCCATAAAAACCAAAGCCTGGTACAAACCTGTAATGAACGAAATGACTTCGTTTCTCTTTGTTTGGATCGTCCTGCTCGTAGTTTCTACGAATACTTAAAACTTCTCTTGACTGTTCTTCTACAGTCACAATGTATGGACAAGCAACACCTTCTTCTTCTAACTCAAGATAACAATGTTGCTCAAGCAATACATATTGTGGATCGCTATCATATGATGGAGATATACCAAGAATATTATCTATCTTGTTTGCAAAACCACTGGAAGAAAGCTGTGATGGAGAAGGTAAGTCTATATCTTTATAAACACCTGCTCTAATATCTTGCTGTAATTCTACAGGGCTTTTATATATTACATGTGTATAACGATCTGCATTTCTTAGATCAGTAGCATAGTAAGATACATAGAATTGATCTATAGGTATAAACTCTGATACTGGTCTTTTAAATGTTGAACTATAATAAATCTTTTTAAATGCTGAACCTATAAGAGGAAGATGAAAAAGCATTCTTTCAAATTCATCAAAGTATTCAGGCATCTGTTCAGTAAGTTGAAAGTTCATAAAGTTTTGAACTCTATTTGACTGCATTTCCTTATCTGGTGTTGAAGAACCAAGTATTTGTGTTTTTACAGGTCCACCAGAAGGAAATAATTCTTGTGTAGCTTTTGATTGAAACTTAACAGCCGATTCAATTAACAGTGGATGTACAGCCGTACATGCTCCTTGAAATGGTTCTGAACCTTCTTCAAGCTTTAGACCAAGAAGGTCAAAGCCTCTTTCAAACATAGACTCCCACTCACCTCTGCTATCTTTATCTGCATTATAATTTTCAATAACATCTGCAGATATACCTTGCAGGTCTTCTTCATCTAGGTCTTCACTAAGGTCTCCATACCATTCAGATACTTCTTCTGAAGCTTCCATTTCTACAGACTCTGAAGAAAAATCTACAATAACACCACCATCAGAAGGGTCAATCTCAATAGACACATTGGACTGTTCTTCAGGGACCATTGCAATAATATTGGTTTCCCCATCAGGGATCATATCAAAAGGATTACGTTCTGTTGCCATTATCTAGTTCTCATTAAAGTATTTAAACCACCACCACCATAGGCTTCTGTGGTTTCATCTTCATCTTCATCGGGTAAACCAATTGTTTGTTCTAGTGTAGGCAGTGCAGGTATTCTTTCTCTTGCTTCTTCTGGAGATATACCATATGCTGCAGCATATAGATTAGGACTAAATGGTGCAAATCCAGCATAATTAAACTTAGGTGTTTTAAAAGCTTCTTCCCTACGTATTCTAGCCATTCTTGCAAACAAGTCTTCAGGCGCACCTGCTGGCTGTGATGCTACTGCAGATAGATAAGGTGAAGTAGATTGTGTTGTAGAAGGTGCATATGGAGAAGGTACACCCAATCTTTCAAAGTACTGAGCCATTGCTGACTTAGGTTTTTCTTCTTCTTCTTTCTTTTTCTTGGGTAGAATTATTGGGTCATCACCTTGTATCTCTTCAAAAGGACCAATTGTAGGAGTATAATCTGTTCCAGCATATCTACCACCAAACATAGCATTTTCAGCTTCTTCATATGCAGCTATATCTCTACCTAATTGATTACCTTCTCTACTTCTTGCTCTTTCATAGTCTTCATATGCAGCTATATCTCTATCTAATTGAGTACCTTCTCTACTTCTTGCTCTTTCATAGTCTTCATATGCTGAAATCATATTAGCTGTTTCAACAGCGTTCATAGCATCTCTTCTACCTGATTCTGTAGCATATCCTCCACCAAACATTTGTGCTTGGTCATCTCTCAAATCTGCCTGTAAATTAACATCACCATATGTAGCACCAGGGTCACGTTCTCCATATGATATATCTCTTGGACCATAAAACTCATCGTCAAAAGGAGAAGTTGTTTTTGCTCTGTCACTTTTTTCTCTGGCTATTGCATCTAGCACATCAGCACTAAGGTCTGGACGACCACGGTTTGCTGCTACCTGACTTGCAAAATCAATACCACCTCCTACTGCAGGTGATGAATATCCAGGCACATCACCAAAACCACTTGGCGACCTTTCATTAGGTCTGCTAAAACCAAGTTCCTCTTCCATCTCTTGTTTATCTTTAGCTTTTTGTGCTTCTGCCTTTGCTGTATTTTGTTTATCTTTCCTATCTCGTTGTAAATCTGATACTAAATCTTCTACTCTTTGATTCATATCCTCTAGCATTCCATAACTTATAGCAGTATCTCTATCTCCAAAACCAGCAGCCATATCCTGATTAAATCCTGGACCTACAGATTCTAATCCTGTAGCTACTGCAGTTTGTGCTTCACTTGGACTAAATTCACCAATACCTGCATTAGGACCAACACCTGCAGTTACAGCATTAATCTCTTCTTGTGTTACTTCAGATTCAGGTTTACCCTTTTCTTTAGCTATACTACTAATAACGTCAGATAATACACCAATACTGCTTAGTGAATATAGACCTTCAGCCGCTGTTCCCAAGTCAGATACATAACTACCAAAACCTGTTTGACCAACACCACTATCTGAAAAAGGGTCAGCAAAACTACCAACACCAGAAGTAGAACCAGAACCTATACCATAAGTATTTGCATCACTAAAAAAATCTGTATCTATATTGGCTGCAGCTACAGTCTGTAAGTCTTGTCCAGTATATCCAGCTTCAGCGGCTCTATTACCACCTTCAGCTATATTTTGCATTTCTGTAACAGAAGCTCCTGCTTTCTCTGCTTCATCAATAGCATCAGATACAGCTTGAGCTTGGTCTGCAGACATTCCTGAAGCACCTACATCTGAAATATCAGAAGTAGTAGACTGAGTAGCTGTACCTTGTTTTGAAGTATTAAAAGATTCATCATCAGCAGCACCAACATCAGAGTCATCATCTCCAAAGCAGCAGTGAGTGCGTTCATATTCATTGAAGTAGTTTAACCACGGCTGTTTAGCAGGGCCATCATTCCACATTTGTTTTTTAAATTCGTTCAACATTGTTCACCCTATTGCTCCCCAACCGTTTAAAATTAACTTTTTTTGATAATCCCATTTCTTTACGTAACTTATCTAACCTACGTAATACAACTGAACCCCCTCCTCTTGGACAAAGTACATTGATTAACCAGAGATTATTTCCACTATTCCAATCTTGTGCCTGTATCTTATAAGTATTATTTTTATATCCTTCAGATAATTCATTTGATAACAAAGCCCAACTTGCATATCCCATTGGAACTTCTTTATCACTATATATTCTATACTGCCCTAATCGCATGGGTGGTAATATTAATCTTTGTATTCCACTTAGTCTCATATCTTTAAATCTAGTACATTGAGACATGATATAAAATACTTTTTCTAAATCATTTACCATACTATTATACCATACTTTAAGTACTTTTGCAAATTAGAAGGTCCAGTAAGTCTTTTTCTTCTCAACTACCTCATCATCATAATGTGGGTCATCAGGGTGTACCATATGCCAAGACTCCTTCATATAGTGTATAGCCATTGTCATGGCATCCACTTGGTCATCGTGGGCTGCATTGGGAAACCTTAGTAATTCTTCAATCAGTTCATCTGACCACTTCTTGTTATTGGGTATCCACATTCTACCAGCTTCTATGATAGGCGAGGCTGCATATACTCTGGATACCTTATCTCTATCTGGATTATACTCCAGTACAGGTAGCCCACCTCTACGCATATCCTGTATAAGTGATTGACCACTGGCCTTCTTCTCCACCATACATACATCTGGCTGGTGTTCATTGTAGAGTTTCTGTGCAAGCTTCCTTAGTTCTGGATATTCAAACCTACCTCTAATGTTTCCCAACAATATCATATGGGGTACAAAATCCTCATACCCTATTTCATCCTGATTGTACATGGAGAAGATACCCCATGTCTGTATGACACTGTAATCAGCCGTGGTCTTGGTAGAAAAAGCAGTATCATAGGTTTGAACTATGAAATCACATGTTGGTGGCTCCTCATATTCCCAATACTTTAGCCATTTCTTCTTTATAATCCCACCTTCTTCTGGTGTAGGGTCTTGCATGTACAGAGCATTCCAGTATCGACTACCATTACTGGCTTTAATCTCGCTCTCGTCCATTCTCAAAACTGCATCACTCTTCCACTCTGGAAAATAGCTGGAGCCTACAGGGAGTCCCAAGAGTTCTGATGCATCATCGTCTACCCATGCAGGTATTCTGATAACTTCCCAAGGAATTGTTTCAAACTCTCCCATATTCTCCTGTTGTTTTAGCAACCAGCCACAGAGATCGTCATAGTGGTAGCGTGTATTGATAATAACTATGGAGCCGTTGGGCATAATACGGGTTCTAAGACCAGCAGGATACCATTCTTTAATATATCTCCTACCTGATGCACTGATTGCGTCCTCTTCAGACATCACATCATCCAATATAGCAATATGTGCGCCTCGTCCAGCTATCTGTGAGCGTACACCAGCAGCATAGTACGTCCCATTCTGGTTTGTTTTCCACTTACCAGCGGCTCTTACGTCGCTCCTTAAAGAGACTCCTTTAAATATCTTTGAAAATTCTTCTGTATTGACAATATCTCTAACAGATCGACCAAAGTCAGAGGATAACTGATCACTATGGGATACAGTCAGTATCTCATGTTCAGGGTTTCTTCCAATATACCAAGCAGGAAACAGTTTAGAACAGATAACAGACTTAGAAGAGCGTGGTGGTAGAAATACCATAAGCCTTTTTATTGTACCATTCTCTAGGTCTTTAAGTTTATCTGATATAACTTCTATATGACGACCCATTCTCCAATCAGATACCAGCATTGGAGCCATCATTCGTACAAATGTAATGAAATCTGTTTTAGATTGTTGGTTTACTTTTTGATCTAACAATCCTTTTAAATTAATAAAGGGTTGTAGATACTCATTAGTACTTTCTAATATATCCATAGTACTATTATACACTATTAAGTACTAATATACAAATATAAATATAATAAAAATAATAATAATATATATTAAAGTTACTTTAAAGTTACTTTATAGCCGCTTTTAAAAATATTTTGATTATAAACCCTTGATTTTTTGAGAATATTTGTCAGTGGTATTTATATATATATAGCATGCGTGTGTGTTTTTCCCCCTACCCCCAGTGTTCCTGTTCTGTTCTGCCCCAAATGACCCCGTAGGGGTCCCATCTAATTCTGTAGAAAACCCTGAAGTTCTTACGAAGGGTTTTCAAAGAATTAGTAGGAACTTCCCAGCCAATTCTGTTGTAAATTTGTCACAGTTCCTGTGAAAATCATCCAGAGGATGTACAGAATGGTCTCTAT